TTGATACAGATTCTGTTGATTTAAATGCTTATGACAGTGCATCTTCTATATTTACTCAACTTAGAGTAAACCCATCAGAAGTATTTAGTAGCATTAGTGACTCAACTACATTTCAAAGTGCATATGAAAGAGTTTCCACATCATATATTGAATTATATGTAGAAGATGGATCGCTAGCACCAATATCATCACTTCTAACTACAAGAGTACTTGGTGGAATTCCATCCATCAACACAGTGGTAACTGATGGAACTAGTGATTATTCAACAACAATTGATCAGTATACTGACTACGCAATGATTACGGTAAATGATGCAAATGTATTGTTATATGGAAGAATGATGATTACAACAACATCGGCATCTTTAACCATGAGCGATATGACAAATGATGCTTCATTTATTGCAGTTTTGGATAGGGGCGATTCATTCCCTGGATTAAAAATGGAAGAGGTTCCGGAATACGCAGACAATGCTGCTGCTTTATTAGCAGGACTTGATATAAATGTAGTTTACAGGACAGGTGACTTACTTAAAATTGTTCATTAAAAAATACTTATAACATGATCACTTACACGATTCTTGAAAAAACAGAAACTGAAGTAACACTTCAAATTGAAGATTCTACTCAATGGAGTCTTAAAAAAGAAAAAGACATCAAAGTAAAGAAGATGGCTATTGTTGATGCTACTGCAATGCTCACAAAAACAAAAACACAAAAGCAGCAAACGTTACAGTTTGTTACCGAAAAGGTAAATACTGAAATTCAAAACATAGACTCTGTAGTCGCTCAACTCTAAACAAAATGGCAATAACGAAGCTCGAGAACGGAAATATCATCGCTAACCTAAGGCCTACTATATCAGCTGAAATAACTGAGAGGATCATACAGGGGTCTGGGGTTCAGTTATTTACGGAAGGTAATTATGTTATTGTGTACCAAGATGGAAAGAACATTGGGTATATAAATGCATACGAGGTCGGCACAACGCAGGTTGAGCCGGCAGCTCCTGTAGCTTTTAACGGGTCTGCTGAAGCTTTGCTTACGCTGCTGGCAACTGACTTTTTTGTGTCTGCATAACAAACACGACTATATGGACATAAGGAAGGTATCGGTGGGGTCTGATTATAAGGTGGCAATGCATTATATTGTAGGTCAGCGCGTACTGAATGACACTAATGAGATACATCTCATCAAGAAGGATCCTTCCGTACAGTCCATTAGGATATATATCATAAACAAGAAGCAGGAGGTTGTGCTTTGGAAGGAATTTAATTCATCCATACCTGTCTCGATTGAGTATAATATAGATTTCTGATGAGGTCACCTACGCAGTTTATTGTAAGGCCTGTAGACGGGTCAAGGTACAGCAACGTCAGGAATATCTCCGGCGTTGACCTGATAGTGAATACATCTGAAGAGGACCATAAGTTCTCGAACAGGTTCGCCGAGGTCATCGAGATACCATTAGGGTACAACGGACCAATAAAGAAGGGTGACACCTTGGTGGTACATCACAATGTATTTAAGTTCTATAACGACATAAAGGGGCGCAGGAAGTCCGGGAAGAGCTTCTTCAAGGACGACCTGTTCTTTATAGATCAAGAACAGTTCTTTATGTATAAGAGCGATGGAGAGTGGTATGCGTACGATCGGTACTGCTTCGTAAAGCCAATACCTGCTGTTGATTGGCACGTGAAGAAGAACGTCAAGTACGAGCCGCTGATAGGTGTTATGGCCTACCCGAGCGAGTACCTGAAAAGTAAAGGGGTAGATAAAGGCGATACAGTGTGCTTCTCCCCGGACGGAGAGTACGAGTTTGATATCGACGGAGAGAAGATGTACAGGATGTTCGACAGTTATGTAACCATAAAGCTATGAGCAGTAGGGACTTAAAACTAAAAATTATAAACGCCGGATACAAGGCGGTGGAGGAACTTATAAAGATTGCCGAGGAGAAAATTATCGTCAATAATGACGATGATAATGATCCGTCCGGCGAGGTAGCTGCCGACAAGCTTAAGAATGCGGCGCAGGCAAAGAAGCTTGCGATATTCGATGCATTTGAGATCCTCAAAAGGATAGAGGATGAGAAGGAAGCCCTTGAATACGAAAGCAAGGGAGTAAGTAAATTAGACTCAAAGACCGGATTTGCGGAACGAAGAGGTAAATAATACGCTATACTATGTCGTTGAAGACCTAGTGCCACAGACCGCCATTTCTGCAAAGAATAAGGCGCGGTCATGGCTTTATGGGTACAATGAGAAGTTTGACATGGTCGTCATATCAAAGACCGGTCAGATAGGCGAGATAGTCAATATTTCGGGCCTCAATATAGCGCTTCCTCCGGTACCGGACAAGGTGCACTCAAGGAGCGGCATAAGAAAGGAGCAGTATTGGGAGCGAATGCCGATGCCGTCAGAGCTAAGCAGGATTCAGTCTGTATTCCAATGGAATGACAAGCCGCGTGACTTCAAGGCCAAGTGGGTTGACTATATAGAGACGGAGTTTGACCGTAGGGAGCAAGGTTTTTGGTTTATGAATAATGGGGATCCGTGCTATATCACCGGGTCGCACTACATGTACCTTCAGTGGTCCTCTATAGACATTGGATACCCTGACTTCCGAGAAGCTAACAGGATACTGTACATATTTTGGGAGGCCTGCAAGGCAGATCCTAGATGCTTTGGCATGATATACCTGAAGATCAGACGTTCTGGATTCTCGTTCATGTCATCATCAGAGTGCGTAAACCTCGGCACACTCGCCAAGGATAAGCGCCTTGGTATTTTATCAAAGACAGGTGCTGACGCCAAGAAGATGTTCACCGACAAGGTGGTCCCTATCAACAATAAGCTTCCGTTCTTCTTCAAGCCGATCATGGATGGTATGGACAAGCCAAAGACTGAGCTTGCGTTCCGGGTTCCTGCGTCGAAGATTACCAAGAAGAATATGCATGAGGCAGGGGACGACATGGTCGGCCTCGACACTACGATAGACTGGAAGAACACCGAGGAGAATAGCTACGACGGTGAGAAGCTGTACTTCCTAATACATGACGAATCAGGTAAGTGGGTGAAGCCTAATAATATCCTAAATAATTGGCGTGTGACAAAGACGTGCCTCCGTCTTGGTAGCAAGGTTATCGGGAAGTGCATGATGGGATCCACATCGAATGCGCTTAATAAGGGCGGTGATAACTTCAAGTCACTGTATTATGACTCAAATTTATCTACAAGGAACGCGAACGGTCAGACGAAGTCAGGCTTATACTCGCTGTTCATTCCAATGGAATGGAACCTTGAGGGGTTTATTGACAGGTATGGCATGCCCGTATTTAGAACACCGGAGGTGCCCGTAGAATCTATAGATGGCGGGAAGATAAAGATGGGCGCGGTAGATTATTGGGAGAATGAAGTAGCATCTCTAAAGAATGACTCTGATGCACTGAACGAGTTTTATCGTCAGTTCCCAAGAACAGAGTCTCATGCGTTCCGGGATGAGAGCAAGCAGGCAATATTCAACCTTACCAAGATATATCAGCAGATAGACTACAATGACTCGTTGATCATGGCCCACCACGTCACGAGGGGGTCGTTCTCGTGGAAGGATGGCGTTAAAGACACTAAGGTTGTATGGAACCCGAATAAGAACGGGAGATTCCTGATCAGTTGGTTTCCACCTGCGCATTACGTTAATAATGTACTGATAAAGAACGGCATAAAATATCCGGGTAATGAACATCTCGGGTCCTTCGGATGCGACCCGTATGACATATCTGCGGTAGTGGGGGGCCGTGGGTCTTCGGGTTCGCTCCATGGGATGACTAAGTTTCATATGGATGACGCGCCTGTAAATGAATTCTTCCTTGAGTATATAGCAAGGCCGCAGACGGCGGAGATATTCTTTGAGGATATGTTGATGGCGTGTGTGTACTACGGCATGCCGGTGCTTATAGAAAATAATAAGCCCAGGTTATTGTATCATTTTAAGAACAGGGGGTATCGCGGGTTCTGTATGAATAGACCTGACAGGCAGTTCAGCAAACTCACAAAGACAGAGCGTGAGCTTGGCGGTATACCAAACTCATCTGAGGATGTAAAGCAAGAGCATGCGTCAGCGATCGAGTCGTACAT